CGGTTCGCTCAGCGAATAATTTAGTTAGTTTAGCTTCCCGACCAACTCTAGTGGCTTCTGATAGCCAAGGATTATCATTAATTTTACCCTTGGCATCAATAAACTTCTTTTCTTTTTGTGACATTTCTTCTTCCAATGTCTTAATTCCAGAAGAAGTTTGTAAATCTGTATATATTTGGTTTAAATTAAGAGTAGGTGTACTAGTAGGAACAACATTTGTTGCCCCTGTCGTACCAGTACCTCCAGTAGGCACTGAACTAGGAGTAGGAGTTTGTGCTTTTACTTGCTGGCGCTGAGATTGTAGATAGGATTCAAATTCCTGGGGAGTCTTTCCTTGAGCAGTTGCTGATTGAGCATTGACCTCGGATGAAACTGCTTGACCAGCCCCAATTTGATTACTCTGAGAATTAATTACTCCTGCTTCAGATAATGTCCCACCCCAATACTGGCGACCGTCATACCAACCACCCTGTTGAGCTTGAACAATTTTACCGTCATTAAGTTTAACTAGACTATTACCGATTGTTTGTGCCATATTAGAATCTACCTATATCATATTCTTGTTTTTTATTGCTTCTTGCATAAAAGTCGGGTACATAGATAAAAGGATTTATCTTTTCGTATTTACTGGCTTCTTTTTTAATCTTATCAAAAGAAATAATTAAAATTTGTTTGGCTTCTTCACTAACCATCTGACCTGTTTTTATATCCTCACCCTTTTTCTTTAGAATAGCTGCGGCCTCCAAAGCAATTGCTTCATTTCCTTCAGGCATATTACCAGTAAAGATAGTCTCGTCGGCATCTGCAGTTAGGGTTTCAACATTCTCATAACCCCAAATAGTAATAACTAAATCAGCCGTGGTAGGAGTAGGATTAATAAAATAACGTCTCCACTGAACTGCCCATCTCTTTTCAGTTAAATCGTTATCACTATCTGCTTTCCAATCTAAATAATCTTTAAATGTCTGAGGACTAAAATCCGGTTCTTGTCCCCAGGTAGTACTACCTATTTCCAATCTCCATATAGAATTGGGTCTCCAGGTCGTAGGAGCATCATAATAGTCAATATTTGCTTGAGTAGTAGTCTTCTTAGCATCTTGTAGGATGGGCCACTTAAACAATCCACCGATCTTACGATAAGCTCGATTAATTGCTAGATCAACTGTGGCGGGAGGAAAGAGCGAACTAGTATTCGAAGCGTTTAAATCTGATAAAACAGTAGTTCGTATATCTGATAGATTATCCATGTGTTTATCCTCTCAAATAAAACTACTTCTTGACAAGTGTAATCATAATTTTCATACCATGATTGGCTAAAACTTTTAAAGCTAGTTGTACCTCTTCAGGTAATTCTCGATACTTAGGAAAATCAAATTCATAGCTAAATTTAAAATCATTATCTTTCATTAATTTAGTAATCTGTTCTTCTATGGTCATAATCTAAATTCCTAAATTATTTTTAAAAATTTTGTGATAAAAAGTAAATGTTTTAGTATCGCCAATAGCATTAGTTTGATAATAAGACTTTAAATAAATATTTGTATCATCTGCATAAATAAAAGCGCCAATATCTTCTAAAGGTGCTAAAAATGTAGATCTTCCTAAATAATAAGGCATAATGGCGAATGAACTAGTTGTAAATAAATTTCCTTCAAAATCATTTACAAAACCAATAAAAAATGGAGTATACTTAAGATTATGAGCAATTGTATAAACAGTATTATCATTGACAGTCATCTGATAAGTACCAGATTGATGATATTTTAAAGTTGGATAATCTGAATGAAAATTAAAACTATCAGGATTATTAGCAGTTAATACGTTAATTCCATCTTTTGAACAAGCTATTATTGCATCGCTATTAGTTACAGTATTATCTTTTCCACTACCGTAAATAATATAACTAATGTCTACATCGATATTTGAGGCTCCAGCAAGTGATATATATAATTTAGTTGCATCACACCAGGTACTGTTAATTAAATAATTTCCGTCATATGAATAAGTGGGGGCGCTTCCTCCAAGAAGTGCTGTTTTACCATCTGGAAACTTACAAAACATAAAATATTTGTAAGGGGCTTGAACATTAGCAATATGATTAAATGAGTTTGTACCTGGTTCTAAAGTTATGCTAGTGGTTCCTTGCTTTAAAATCTTAAAATTATTTAAATCAGAATGAACTATATAATCGTTAGGATTTTTTGAATTAGCACTTTTATTAGGTCTTGCTACCTTAAACACATTATTTGACTCAGTTATTTCAGGAACACCTTCGGTATCCATATCATCATAAAAAATATCATAAGCATAATCAGAGGTAATAAAACTTTTAATAATTAAATCAGTAGTATTAGTAGCACATACTATGGAAGGAACCTCAATCGGATTATATTGATTATTTAATATTTTAAATGATCCATCATCAAATTCATCGAAATAAACCATAAAAAAAGAAATATAAGTTAAATCATGGGCAATAGTTTCAGTAGTTGGAGCGCCTGCCGATATTGTTCCAGAACCAGTTTGTTTTCTTTTAATTAAAACATTATCTTCATCAGCATACAAAGAAAAATGATCCGGATCAGTGTCAGTTAAAGCATTATATCCAGGCAACGCTGTTCTTGCTACATTAGACATTAATTTGGATTTCCTATTACTATTTGTGGTAGATCTCCATTATATAAAATAATTCTTGGAGCATCTGGATCGCCATCAATAATCCAAGTATCATTACCCACGCTAATTATTCCAGCAATAACGGCTCCGGCTTGAATGGTACCGGCAAAAGTTGCAGATCCTGTCTCCGTATCAAATCCCAAGGTAGTAATTCCAGAAGTATTTCTACCCACAAGCCCAGCAGGAGTTAGTCTCATATCTCCTGATACACCATTAACATACGTACCTATTTGAATAGCTCCCATCTGTGTAAATTCAAACTCAGCCAGAATCTTTCTTGATTTAGTATTTAAAGCTGCTCCAATTGTTTCGGTTGCAATTACCTTACGAGGAAAATCTCTACTTTTAGTAGTTTGGGGAGAAATGATGTCGCCAGAAGTTGTTTGAGAAATAGAAGTAGATACCTCTGCTTCTTGTGGAAACGGATTATCACTTATGGTTTGTGGATAATAGATCTTTTCTTCTGTCATACTAGTCAAAATGTATTCTTGAACGATAGACTTCGGGAGATGTATTTACATAAGGATTCAAACCTATTCTTTCCTCAAAAATATCCCCTTCAGCCTGAATCAAAAAGACTGCCTTTTTCTCACCCTCGGCTTCAAACAAAACCGTTCCATCCTCCATCTTTGCTTGGACCCAATCGCCGTTTTTATCTACCCGGTACCAATAATTTAAAGACGTGTGTAGGGTTAAAGGTTTACAATAAAGCTCTGCGTATTTCCAAACAGTCGCATTGACCGGCTTCTTAATTGGAGCAGGTAAATCTAAACTCTCATAAATAGCCGTTGCCTTATGATCTGGGTCAGTTGCTTTAACTCCGAAATCTGTACCATCTCTATAACTAACTAAAGTCGTACCGCTAACATTACAAAGCGCCCCTAATTCATCTGCATCTATTTGATACTCCAAATTCATCACAAAATCTTTATTCTTGTTTCTTCGTCCATAACTATATATTCCACCATAACCAGTATCAGCTCCATAGACCGCGAATAGTGCCATATTACCCACTGATTGTTTGTCTATCCATGAGAGAGTATCACCATCCCATTCAAACAAATTAACTTGGTCTACCTCGTTACAGACCCCACCAGGATTAACCTTGCCTCCACCCGGGAATACTTTTGCCGGGACTGAACTACTACCATCGGCAAAATATAGCTCTCCGTCTTCTCCGACTTGAATTAACGGCACTTCTGAGTCAATTGCCGCGTTTACTCCTCTATCTGGATCAGAGGCTAGAGTTGTCCCAGTAATTGACCTGCCACTTCTTTCTACAAAGGTCTTAGCTAGATTTCCTGGAACTAAATCTAAAGCTTCGTTAGTAAAAGATTCGTCATAACCAACCAAAGCTAAAAATGGACCGTTAGCAATCTGAGTCGCACCCCCCACTTGCTTCATGGTGTGCCAGTCTTGAGAGCTTAAATTCTGAGCTACAACAGTAACATCATTCCAGTTACTTAATCCTGGGATTAGTTTCTTTTTAACTTTAGTATCAGTACACCAGCCTAGATAGGTTAATCCGCCACTAGCTGGCATTTCCTCTGCCCCTTTGATTGCACCATCTGCATCTTTATATACTCTTTGCCAAAATCCAGCCGAATCACGTCTATAAATACAACCTGTACTACCAAAACCGTAAGTATATCCATCCGAACATTTTACGAAGAATCTAACTAGATCTTCAAAGACAGTATCAAGCCCTGCACTTGGGCTAGGAGAAGGACTTAATGAAGATGATTTTGTTGTAGAAGGAGTAGGACTAATCGAGGCAGAAGGACTGACTGATGAAGAAGGACTAGGGGTAGGACTTGAACTAGCACTCGCAGAAAGTGATGGACTCTCACTAGGAGTCGCTGAGTGTGAAACAGATGAAGAAGGAGAAGCACTACTTAATAAACCCTCTTCTTTAAAATCCTGGTTACAAGTCAAAGAATCAACATTTTTGCGAATGTCTAGATTCTTACCAAACTTAAAGGACCCCGTAATTCCCCGGTCTTCCAGGTCACTTATACCGCCGCTGAAGTGTTTTATTTCGTATATCATATTAAAACTCTCGATACTTATTAGTATATACCGTATTCTTTACTTCATATTTATCGGTATAAGCAGTGTTCTTACCCTCGTACTTATCTGTATAAACCGTATTTTTAACTTCATACTTGTCAGTGTATTGAGCAGGAGAAGGGGAAGGAGAAAAGCTCGAACTTACGGATACAGACACACTCACACTTGGGCTAATAGAAGGAGATTTGCTTACTGAAACAGAAGGAGATAGCGATACTGATACCGATGCAGAAACAGAGGCGGAGATACTTGAGCTAACTGATTCTGAAATACTAGATGAAACTGATGGACTCGCACTTACACTTACAGATGAACTTATCGAGTCACTAACCGATGGAGTTGCCGATTCAGATAAAGAGGCACTAACTGACTCTGAAGCTGAGGCAGAAACAGAGGGGGTCGCTGATACTGAGCTACTATCGCTAACAGAAGCACTTTGTGACGCGCTAGTGGAGCTAGAAACTGAAGCGGAAACTGAAGCGGAAACACTCTCTGAACTACTAGGTGTTAATGAAGACGAAACTGAAGGACTACTTGAAGGAGTGGTACTGGTTGAACTAGATGGAGTCAATGAAATAGAAATACTAGATGAAGTAGAGGCAGAGACACTCGCTGAAACTGAAGGAGTGGCGGAAACAGAAATTGAGGCACTAACAGATTGAGAAATACTTGGAGTAGCTGATGTAGATGAAGAACTAGATGCTGAGGGGCTAGCTGACTGCGAAATTGAAGGAGTAGGTGAAGCAGATGTTGAGGCAGATGATGAGGGAGTTGCTGATACCGATACTGAAGATGAAACCGAAGGACTTTTAGAGACAGACACTGAAAGACTAGGACTTAATGAACTAGAAATAGAAACAGATGGGCTTAAAGATAAGCTTACTGATGGAGTTATACTTGGAGAGGTTCCTTCATCACCTACGGTATAAAAATTGGCAGCATCAAAAAGATTATTATATTTAGTCTCAATATATCCGGCAGTTAAAACTTCACCATTTAACAAAAACAGCTCATCTAATGCGCCGTTAATGCCATAATAAGTACCTTCGGATGTTGTACTTGCGCCAACCCTAACGTAATTAGTAGAGTAATAAGCTATGGTCAAAACATCAGTTACGGTTCTTACCAATTGACCATCAATATAAAATTTAAGTGTTCCTGACTCTTTAGTAATTACTACTAAATGCCACTCACTATCATCAACGACTTCCGTTGTTACATATCCGTCACCATCACTTAATCCATCACCAACACTCATTCCTAAAGCACCGCCACTGGATATATAAAACTGGAATCCATAATAGGTTCCAGGTGCGCCAGGGAAATAATTATGTGAAACAAAAATACTATCGTCTGAATCGTTTGGTCCGATTTTAATGCATGTTCCTAAAGTAAAATTACCAGTTGGTTTAAAATCGGCATGATCTGAAAGAGTAATAATTGATGAAGATCCATTTAATCCTGCTCCCTGAGCCACTTTACCATTAGCATCTGAATAGGTAATATTTGTGTCACTTCCATCGTGGTTATTATCTGACGAATCTGTTGAATTACCGTTTAAATGGTAAACGGCTTTAAAATTAGTTTGCCAAGTACCATCAATATCTCCTTGGAAGGTTGAAATACTTTCATTGGAATACTGAAGATAAATAACGGTATCATCGTCATAATCAAGAATTGGAATCCTGACCCAGGCAATTAGTTGCCCGGTAGTGGCATCATATTTTTCAACCTCAAAATCTAAAATGTTATTACCAAACTCATCTGAGGTAAAAATAATATCGTAACCATTGGCATCAGTAACGTCCCCACCATTAGCCGTAGTCTTTAAATCAGCAATCGTACTTTCAAACTTAAAAACATAATCAGTTATATTGGTTACTCCGGCAACCATCGCAGCATTGATAGTAATTGGTCGATGATAAATATAATCACTTTGACTGGGACTAGCACTAGGACTCGGGCTTAAAGATAACGAAACTGATACTGACTGACTGACGGAAGGTGATGGGCTTAACGAACTAGAAGCTGAAACAGATGGTGATTTTGATTCAGATATCGAAGGACTAGGTGATGACGAAATAGAAGGAGTAGCGCTAACAGAGACTGAAGCACTTACTGAAGGACTTGGGCTTAAAGATGAACTAGCAGAGACAGATTGAGAGACCGAAGGGCTGGGTGACATTGAGCTACTGGCTGAAACCGAAGGTGAAGGCGATAAAGACAACGAAACCGATACAGAAGCCGAAATAGAGGGACTGGGTGAGCTTGAAGCACTCGCACTAACGGAGGGGCTAGGACTTAACGAACTTGAAGCTGAGACCGACTCTGAAATGCTAGGACTTAAAGATAAAGACACACTTGCCGAAATAGAAGGACTTGGAGAAATAGATAACGAGACACTTGAAGATGGAGTTGCAGATACTGAAACGGATGATGAAACCGAAGGTGATTTAGATTCAGATACTGAAGAACTTATGGAAGGTGACAGACTCAAACTACTGCTAGCAGAAGATGAAGGAGTAGCAGATACAGAAATACTAGCAGATAAAGAAGGACTCTTTGATTCTGAAACTGAAGGACTAAGACTCAATGAAATACTGGCACTTATTGATGGAGTTGCTGAAACTGATACCGATGGTGATATTGAAGGAGAAGGTGATTTAGATAAACTAACAGAACTTGAAGGCGTAGTAGAGACTGAGACTGAATCAGATATACTAGGACTAGCTGATATAGAGACACTAGGAGTGGGAGAGACAGAGGCAGAAGCTGATGAAGATGGGGTAGTTGAAATCGAGACTGAAGGAGAGGCACTAGCTGATCCAGCAGAAGTATAAGTAACAACTAATTTTAAACCACTTACATTTCCTGTTGTTTCAAAATTACAAAATTGAATATATTTTCCAGCAGCACCACCATCATTTTTCCAAAGCACCATCATATCATTACCAGATTCCCATCCAATCCTATTAATTATTTCAGAAACAGGAGTAATAATGCTTGGTGAAGTTTTCCAAGATCCAGAAGACCAAGAACTAATATCCCAATCAATTCCAGATGTAACAGCTTTTCCATCTGCAGTTGCTACGCTTGTTGGAGCCGTCGCACTATTTTCATCATTAAGATATACTTTTGTATTAACACTTAATGAATTTCCAGATGATGATAATACTTGTATTACGGCAGAATTTATTGTTGCTCCATTTGGAATAAGTACGCCTAAAACTCTACCAAAAAAACTATAACTTGTGCCAACTGGACTAACACTTGTGCCAGATTGGAAACTTGAAGATGACCAATAACCATCATTTGCTCCAACACTTATCTGATAATTAACATCAGTATCAATTTTTAAATTGCTCTTAAATCCTTTTTCCTCCCAATAAAATGATTTATCATTTATTGCGGTTTTTTTAGTAACAATTGAAACTTGTTTATGTTTGCCATCTATATTTTTTTCTATCAAATCAATAGCTTCTGGTGTTTTTCTAAATTTAAGTGATCCTATTCCAGTTGATTTATTTTCTTCAGTTATTTTCCATTTTATACTTTTAACTTTGTCTGTTTTAATTATTTTCCACAATCTTACTTTATCTGATTGAACATCAAACTCAAATTCAACATCATCTTTACTTAATCCCTTATTCTCTAGTTCAATTTTATATTTATGACCTGTTTTTCTTGATTCAATTTCATAACCTATATTATTTTTAAAAATTTTAACTTTAATCGGCATTTTGTCATATAAAATATAATCATCTATATCTACCGTATGTTCATCATCTATTTCTTCCCATTGTTCATTTTTATTATAGGTTTGTTTAAAATGAATTGGTCCAATATTTCCATTCCAAGTATAAGTACCGTCTAAATTTTGAAAAGTTTTAGAATTTTCATTTCTTTTATCTAATACTTCAACAGAATCTATATATGGTTTTTCAATTATTCGACCAAAATTCATTTTTCCTCCTTTCTTTTGTTAAATCATCTTTAGGAGTAGCAAAAAAAGTATTATCTTTAATCTGATATTTTTGTTTAACTTGAGAAGTAATTTTATTAAGGTCAATCTGAGCCATGCCTCATTTCTAGCAAATAAAACTATTTCGAGGCAAACTCAATTATTCAAAACAGAGGTGATATATTTCATGTCGTCTTCATTTAATTTGGGACCAAGACCCACGAAGAAGGTTCTATTAAGTACAGTATTTGAATTAACCAATGAGCTGGCAATCCGACCGGTATTTCTATAAGCTGGATGAGCTGTAATGTTACCGGCAAATAATGATCTGGTCTGGATGCCTTTACTCTCTAAATTCTCAACAAACTCTTTTCTGTTCTGATTTTTTAGAGTAATAGGAAAAGCAAACCATGACGGATCGGCATCAGGTAAATAAGTAGGTAATATGTATTTATCACTATCTGTGTATTTAATTAAAGTCGCAAAGTTTTCTCTTCTCTTGCTTATAAAACCATCTAATCTATCAAGTTGTACTACCCCAAAAGCGGCTTGGGCTTCAGTCATCTTGAGATTCATACCTAAATTAATATAGAAGTATTTATGATCAAATGGTGGGTTCACAAACCTATTCCCACAAGCAGCCGCTTCATCCCACCTACACCAGCAAGCCCTCCCCCAATCTCTAATACTCTTGCATTTACGATATAAGGCATAATCGTTAGTTAAAATAGCCCCACCCTCACCGAATGTAGTCATGTGATGGGCTGGATAAAATGAAACAGTAGCCATATCTCCGAATGTACCTAGTTTCTGACCCTTCCAGGTGCTACCAGTAGCGTCACAGGAATCTTCTATTAACTTTAGATTATGCTTCTTAACTATCGCCATTAGTTTATCCATGTCACACATATTACCTAGAGTGTGAGCAAAGAAAAGAGCTTTTGTTTTATCGGTAATAGCTTGCTCAATCTCATCTAGTTTAATTGTGTATTGGGGAATATCGCAGTCAACATACACCGGCTCAAGAGAATGATAAAGAATAGCTGAAACAGTAGTAGGAAAAGCCATTGCAGTCGTAATAACCTCTGACCCTTTCTCCAATCCCAAAGCCTGGACCGCGATAAAGTTAGCAGATGAACCAGAATTAACAGCCACAGCATATTTAACCCCCCACCACTTAGCTAGCTTCTCTTCAAACTCTTGAGAATATTTACCCCCGGATAACCACTTACCATCAAAAACTTCTAGAACCTTGGCTCGTTCTTCTTCCCCATACGTGGCCTCGGCATAGTAAATCGTCTTTTTCATATAGAACCTAAAAAGTCACCCTTTTTAAAATTCCATCCTTCTATCTCACTAGCATCCTTCTCAACCCAATTTTGAGCGTTCTTGGGATTTCTAAACTCACTAACTGACCATTTACTTGAGGTTAAACTACCTTCGTGTCTAATGTCGATATTAGGAAACTCTGAATCGAATCTTTCTACATTATATTTACGAGAAAACTCTGCTCTACCGTGTGTACCTGGTTCAAAACCTACCTTGTGGGCGTTATCACTAGTAAATCCCTCTTTCTCTAGGTAGCTAACAACTTGTCGGTAGTATTCAACTAATAATTTACGATAGGCTACAATCCCAGGTAATAATTGAGTGTCATAATGAACTGCCAGACCATCATTTGACCTGACTCGCCACCAGTTCCAGTTATAATAGAATGTATTATCTCTTAACGGAGTAAATTTAAAGTGTGAAGGATGATATAACCAGTCATGTTCAGTAAAAAATATCACATCGCTAGTAGATTCCTCCAAAGCCTTCAAAATCTGCCTGAAATAAGCCTCATAGCCTCTTTTCAGGGGAGCCATACAGAAGTTCTTACCAAAGTTTAGGGGTTTAAGTGAAGTGCTAACAATTGGCAAGCCTATCGAAGCAATTTGATTGCGACAGGCTTTTGCAATCCTCATATTCAAAGCATTGTCTGTGTAATATACACATCCTTTACTTACTTGTTTGGGTTCTGGGGTGATTCCTCTTTCCTTATAAAACTTTTCACCTTCTTGATTAACCATATCTAGTGTTTGTTTACCATTAGGGGTGTGCCAGTCTGGACCTTCTTTTTTATCATTATCTAGTGGGTAGAATTTATCTACTAACCAAGATAAAGGTCTGATTTGTTTAGACCACTTATTGTGATACCAGATATCTTTACAGAGTTTCCGAGCATGTTCTACCTGTTTACCCGATTGTTTATAAGGAAATCCGAAATCGCCACCTTGAGTCCTAAATAGGTGGCTGAACCAAGTCTTTTTGTTTACCACCAGTCTGCCACCACTTAACCAAGTCTTACATGATATTTCACTACCTACTTGACCCCAGGAGCCATAGTTTTCATCTAACCCCTCAATCTCCAACCATCTCTTACGGTGCATAAACCAACAAGCCCCAATGAATGACATCGTATCTGCAATATCATCCTGAGCATCAGGGTGTTTATCTCTAGCCCCAAAGTATTGAAAGTGCAGGGTACTATCAAATCTCATAAACCAAGTACGTTTGTGTAGTCTAGGTTTCCAGATAATTTCACGTTCCATTTTACCGTGACACTTCTCACATTCTTTGGGAGTTGGACATTGATAGAGTCTATGTCCACAACCATTTTGAGGTTCATTTGTTCCCGGCTTATTAAATCCAGGACTACCAACACATACCCAATCAAAACCATGCAAGTTGTACATGGTAGGTATGACCGTCCAGTTATATTCACAATCAGCCATTAGCTTAACGTCAAATCCCTCATCAACAATACAATGTGCGTCTAGCTTCAGGATGTACTTGGCAGTTGAAAGATTAGCAGCTTCATTGATAGCAGCTCGTTGACCAATAGATTCAGAGTGATAGATAATCTTAACGTCTGGGTGATCGGGGAGTGGAGGATTCGCCCAAGAACCATCTAGGACCACAATCACTTCAGTTTTGGCACGTCTCTTGATTAAAACATCTTCTACTGTACGAGCTAAAAACTCTTCATTGCGCGCTGCTATGAGTACTGAGAGATCCATTTTTTGTTTCTTTCTAAAATAACTTTAGTAATATCAGGATCTAATCCAGCACTTTCAGCCCAGGCACACCAAGCATAAACATCTTTGGGAATACATTTTGATTTAAAGCCTCGTCTTTCTCGTAGTACAAACGTCCACCATAAATTAAATCTAGGATCATCGCCATAAACCGCATCTCTTATCGTGTAGTAGTCTACGCCAGCTAATTCACAGGCATCATAAAGTTCTTGGCATTCTGATACTTTAAAAGCAATTGCCCTGTTTTCAGTAATTTTAATAACCTCAGCTTCTAGGTTGGTACACTGTCTAATTTTAATATTTGCGTTATATGCACCAGTATATAAATCAATTAACATTCTTCTATCTAGTGGTTTACCACCGATAATGATAAATTCCCTAGCCATCTGATCAGTCATAGGGTGATTCTTTGTCTCGCCAAGATATTCGGGTTGCATCACTATTCGTTTACCATACTTATTAGATAAGTAGTCACAAGTACCAGGATTAACAGTTGATCTCATTACAATTAAAGGACATTCACACCATGAGACACACTCTTCGACGATTGAGGTATCTAGTTTTTTATCATCAATACATGGAGTTGGTACACAAATAAAAGCCACATCGGCTTTATTAACTTCTTCTTTAGTACCTATCTTAGAAGTATAAATATAGGCATCAGGAAAAATCTGTTGCATGGCCTTACCCACATATCCATTACCTATAATTGCAACTTTCATGTTTTCCTTTCTAGCTTAATCGAGTTTTTAACATCAGGAAAACACTTTTCTATTCGTTGACACTTCTGAGTAAATAATCCTAATATCCTCCGATGTTCTAAATTATATTTAATATCGCTACTAACATAATCAACCGGTTCACCATTAACAAAATCAATCACAATAAAATCTTTGTACTCATCTTCTCTATCTATCCAACCAAAGGCGTATATATGTCCTACCTTCTGACTAATTCTGTCCCACCTAACTACTGGCAACTTATTCAACCAATTAGTTATCTTAGGAACGTAACTTGACCTTAGTGGAAAGTACCAGCGTTTAGCCATTGATTACTACCCAATCATTAGCTATTAAATCAGCTTCAGAAACAATCAATTTATTAAAGATATCAGCACCAGCATGATGAACCATTAACCAACCATCTTTTAATATAAAATACTCATCTGCATTATTCCATTCAACTCTAGTAATCTTTTTACCATTCACAATTTCACCCATAGCCTCACTAAAAGATATTGTGATAAATGTGTTCCCAGTAATAACCGCCTCTTCTACTGGACTTTCTGGCAATGGACTCTTTGAAAATTTGTCAAATATACTCATATTATCCTTTCTTTGATAATGACGTACTAATATTTAATTCCTCTTTTTTATGTTTCTCTAAAAACTCATTAATTGCAATACGAATATATTCAGCAATACTAGAATTATTCACGGAGAGTTTTTTTAAATCTCGATATTGATCATTATTTAGATAAAGATTAAAACGTATCATATACATATCCTACACATAGAAAATAGTTGCTGTCAAGGTTTATGAAGAATCGAAACTACCTGTCTATACTTCTCGTAGCCTATTTCTTTTCTACCCTCGTTAACAAATCCCGGTACACATGCTGATAATAAAAAAGCACCCAACGGGCCCCAAAACACACAGTCATAATTAATAGTCAAGATAATATTCCACTTATGCAAACCTCGCTCTCTTTGATGTAATGCGGTATTAAAGTAATGACGTAAATAAATGTACCCACCTGGTTTACATATTCGATACATCTCTTTAATCGCTAAATCAGGGTGCAAACAATGATCTAGAGCGTTTACACAATGCACAATATCAAATGAATTATCTGGGTAAGTTAAATGCTCCATATCCTGCTTCTCAATGGGAAAGAGTGGAGTAATATTGTTCTGTTTTAGCACTCCCATATATTGCTCTGCTAATTCATCAGAAGGATGTACAGTTATGTCTACTCCATCTAATAAAGAACCAGTAGTAGACCACATCCCAGCCCCGATGTCGGCAATAGAGACTTGCTTCTTATCACCAATTAGAGGAAGGAAATACTGATCAATTGGGAATCGTCTATTAAAGGACTCAGCCTTAGCCATCATCGTTTTAGTATAGTGATGAAGAGTAAAAGCGTGTCCTTTCTCTCGTTCATTTTGCAAGCCAGAGCCATTTTCCATAATTACCCACCTTCTCTTCTTTTAATAATTTAAACCCAATACTTAATGGATATGATTCATCACAAGTCACCCCGGCCCACCACGGGTCCATGCTATCTATTTTGTCAATTCTAACTCTGACCTTAAACAATCCTCCTGGTTTCAATACTCTATAGGCTTCTCTAAAATTACTTTCTACCATTTCCATAGTCTTCATGTGTTGAAAGACTAAATAAGAAAACACAATATCTATACTTTCACTTGGTATCGGTAATGTTTCTCCATCAGTAACTAAAAAGTATATTCCATCCAATCTATTTTTAGCTTGATTGATCATCTCCTCTGAAATATCGGTAGCTACTACATCATACTTTTTGTTGATAAACTCAGTCATTCGACCAGTACCACAGCCTATTTCAAGAAACACACCGTAACTCTTCATTAGAGGGTCACTGGCAACATACTTTTCGTAGTCTTCTTTACCACTCTGTCTAAATTGTTCCTCAGTAATGCCCTTGCCGAATCCTGATTGAATATAGTAGCGAGAGTTTTTCTTAGCTAGTTTGTCCCAGAGTTGTTTCATACGTCATTCTTAATAAATAAATTACTATTAGCTTTTCGTTTTTCAAATATCAGTCTATTTTTATCCTGCATTGCATTAGCATCAATATTCTCATTCTTAAACGTAGTGTGTCCATAGTGATGTACATAAGAATGTGTTACCCAATAAGTTTTAAATCCTACTTGATTAGCCCTCCAGAAAAAATCTGTCTCTTCATATGTACCTATTCCATATCTCTTCCAATCAAAAACCCCTATTTTATCGATAACTTTTTTATGAGTTAAAAAACAAAATCCATATATCTGACAGTTGATATATCCAGTATCTAGACCACGCGCGTACCTATTAATATCTTCCTGAGTCATGTCAAATCTCTTGCGTTGTATTTCTCTATCAGATCTATTGCCTCCACCAAAACAAGTCGAAGGTGAAGCTGCCCCACAGTCTAGGTTATCTTGAAAGCATTGTTGTAAATAAACCAACCAATTAGGAGAAAACATCGTGTCGTTATCTACAATCGCAATGTAATCATATTTAGCTACTTTGATCCCCTGGTTCCACGCATAAGGACTACCCTTATTCTCTTTATTAAAAATTAACTTTACATCCCAGAGATCTTTCAGACTATTTAAATAGTCAATCGTGTCCTGCTTACTACCGTTATCGACAATAATTAATTCACAATTCTCAGTATTTTCTTTTAAACTATTTAAACAGCGTTTAGTAAAATCTAAACAGTCTAGTGTTAAAATGATTATTGAGACTGGCTTCATATACTTTTAATTGTATTAATAACAAGTCTTACTTCTTCCCAAGTCATTCGAGTATGAAGTGGAATATAAATATACTTATCTTCAATCTCATTCATATTAGGTAGATCTTGCCTCTTGCCATCAAAGATAGTAAAAATGTCATTTCTAACCTGCACTAGATTTGTTTCAATTCCTTTATTCTTTAGCGTTTCAGCAAATTGGTCTCGGTCCATTTCATGTAAAATAAGACCGCATAACCAGTATGTATTATCTTTACCATCAACTACTTCTATTCCCTTGTAACCGTCTAACTCGTTTTTATATAAATTAAAGATCTCTTTACGATATTCAATAATGTCGTCATATTCTTGTAAGCCTGCTAAACCGAATGTAGCGTCTATATCAGTAGGTTGATACTTAAACCCTGGCTCAGTAATATCAAACGTCATTTCTCGCTTCTGGTAGGCTTGCCAACCCTTCTTTTGCTTCTGTTCACGATCTATACCAAACCAACGCAGTAGTTTAGCTCGTCTATACATTTTTTCATCATTAACACTCAGTAATCCACCGTCCCCAGTCGTGAAGTGTTTAATAGCCTGAAAACTATAAATAATCATATCGCCGTTGTTATGTCCAATTGCCTGAGCGGCATCAATGATCACCGGTACGTCGAACCCAGTTAAATCACACTTAATCCCACCCAAAGAAACACCGATAATAGCTTTAGTCTTGGGAGTTATTACTTTACGGACTGTCTCATTAGTTGAAACCAGTGTATGAGGATCAATATCAGCCCAGATTATCTTTACACCTCGTCTTAGTAATGGAATATTGGTAGCTGTACAAGTTAAGACACTAGAAACTACCTCATCTCCTGCCTTTAGATCTAACAAAGTATAGGCTAACTCAAGAGCTGATGAACCGGAATTAACAAACAAAGGGTGCTTAAGATTAAACTTCTTGCCTATTTGTTCTTCAAACTCATCAACTAGAGGACCCTGGCCCAACCATTTTGTCTTTAAAGTATCGCCAAGCATGGAGTATAACTGGCTGGGTACATGAGGATAAAACATTGAAACTTGCATATTACCAAACCTCCATTACCTCAATATTTTCTACCGGGATACTCGTAAATAAATACTTATTTTGATATACAAACTGGTAATGATAGCCTGCTTTTAAATAGAATTGGAGTATTTCTTCAGTATCACAGAACCCCACGATACAATACTTGTGATCTTGTTTAGCCATATCCTCAAAAGCTCTTAGTGCATGAGTACCCATTCCTTTTCTTGATGGTCGGCAATGGAAATCAGCCAAACCGTAAACTAATCTTGGTTCGCCATCAATAATAACTGTTTTATCAAGTAATTGTGCCCATATCTTTACCCACATTTTAGTTCCTTATACATATTTATTATGTTGTCTATATGATACTCTTCTGCCTTTTTTATACCTTTCTCAGCATATTCTCTATAAAATATATCATTATCTTTGAGTTCTTTAACCAATACAATTAAATTGTCAATATTTCTAGTAAAAATAGAATCATGCAACCATTCTGTGGTGTAGTCTAGTTCAGGATAAGAAACCGTAGGTATACCAAACGATCCGGCATTACTTAATTTAAGTGGGCTTCTGAGAGGTTCATATCGTGGGGACCAAGCCTTGGGCCGCCACACAATCTGGATATCGATACTCTTATAAAAATCTACTATCTTCTGTCGGTCCTCACCGTAGGTATTCCAGTAATCCTCTTCATATTTTAACTCTAAACCAATATCTTTTAACTTCGCTCTAATATCTTCAATCGGATACTGAAAAGCGTTTTTATTACCCATGATACCTACTACTTTAACTTCACGGTCAGGTCTTAACTCTCGATCAAAATTGCAATGATGATGAGGAATTAAAACAATATCATCCCTATTTAGCAATTCCTTTAACTTGTCTCTTTGGGTAACTCCAAGAGCAATCACTCCAATTTCAGGATGACTTTTAAGGTATTCAATTGCCCGGGGAGCGTCACAGACATCAATATAAGAGTGTTTGGGATGAAAGGGGTGTTTATGAGTCTTAACATAAATACATATATCGTTTTCATAATTAACCTCCGGATTCTCTTTAGCACCCAGATACTGGGCTATCTGATGACCCCTGATAGTACCTGCTCCGCCTCTAGTATAAAAGAAACTAATTTCCAAATAGATCCTCTCTTAATAATTCGGCTCTGCCCCAATATGGTAAACAATCAATTGATTCCTTCGATGTTTGAGTCTTTGGCCTCATGCCGTTACCAGTCTTAATATTAACAATTGGATATTCTAATTGTACCTTGATGGGCCTGTAGTCACCCCTGTATTCCATTCCTTTACCATTCCCCTCTTTTAATAATTTAATCGCATACTCTCTACCAGACATGTGCGCGCAATCTGATCTACCTTTGAGATAAAAACCACCTTGACGATATAAAACATAAACACTCTCAAACCAATATCTTTTATTTATGTCGTCTGGCTGATAGTTAAAATAATCTGGTGGATAAATCGTGTCTGCCTCAGCAAACGTCACAAATGGGGTAGTAGCTGCTTCACACCCTATTAGCATCTGTTTAAAACCATTCTCAGGAGATACACCAATGTCCCCAACACAAATATTCTTACCCAGATTCATAGGTTTTTGAGATACACTAATAATAGGCATATCTTGAGGTAATCTCTCGATTATTTTTCTTTCAAAAGACTCATTTTCTCGATTACTGGTGTAATACACTATTGTGGTTAACATAAGGCATCTGTCTGCCAGGAAACACCCTGGCTCTTATCTCTGCTGAATCAGTAACATCTAATTTTGTGTAATCAAACTCGCCATTCTTGTGAACATAGGATACTTTACTCTTAACTTGCTTAGTCGTGTATTTACCCTCAGCATAATCAATCAGATTCTCTTCTAGTATCTCGGTTAGTAAAGCTAGGTTTTTGTTATATAAAGAATACGCAGTATCATAACTTTTAACTGGGAATGTTCTTTTTAAGACTATAGCGCCGTTATCGACCTTCTCTTCAATCAAGTGAACAGTTACTCCGAACCTCTTTAATCCATGAATAATCGCCCATGAGGTAGTATCTACACCTCTTAACTCTGGAAGTGGTGCTGTATGAAAGTTAATAATCGGTACGCCTACTCGCTCAATAAAGTCTTTCTTTAACAGATATGGATACTTAACACTAAACGCAGCTTGGGGATGAAAATTGTCCGGCAATACCGGATCTCTGACCCGATCAGCAATCATCAGTACATCATAATCAGATAATATGTATCTAGCATATTGAGCTATTGGACTGTCACCTAGTAATAAGATCTTTACTTTTTCCATAGCTTTAATATATCCTCTGCTGATCCCCAATCAGCAAGTGCGGTTATTCTCAAATCTCCTAGTTTCTTCTTCTTACCCTGATTGACTGCATAACCATAAGCTAAATCGTGACTAAATACTATACTTGGCACCCATGAGTTATATTCATGTACTGGATTAATTTTAACACCTAAACAGCCCTCATACTTACCAGGATCACCCCAATACTTGAGTATCTTTCTTTCCGGCCAGCCAATCTTCTCTAATTCTTCTTTCCGTCTAAACCTTTCCTCCATTGCTTCGATCAACATCTCACGTTTTGCAATCAACTGATTAACTACAAATCTCTTGAAACGAAATGAAAACATGGGAGGCCGAGTCCAAGTGAATATAGATACTCGATTAGCATCGTATAGAAAGTAATTTCCTTCTATAAACTCGGGCTTAACGAAGTATCCAAAGTTAAAATGTTGCTCTGAATAAAGTACATCGTCTTCTGCCATAGCAACCCATTTCGTCTTAGCCGCTTTACAACCCTCTAGAATTTGTCGATAGATATTAAAATGTGATCTGCCAATATCTCCAACATAAACATTCGTACTATTATCACCAAACATAGTAGGCTTCTGGGATACAATTACAATCGGTCTACCCTTGGCCGCCTTCAACATCTGGGTTCTGACATTATTAAGAAAATATGGATTACGAGAATCCAGATAATTTGAGGTGTAGTGCACCAAAGTGAGGTCATCGTGCTCAAACTTTTTTTTGGCAATGTCTTGCATAACTTTCCGTTTTTTTATGACACTCCTTACAAAGCGTTCTACCATTATCAATGGCAAAACGAAGCTCAGGATAGTCACAAAATGGTTTAATATGGTCTGCCTCTAAATATCCACCCTTTTGTCCACAAAATCTACAAGTATAATTATCTCTTTCAAAAACAGATTTGCGCCATAATTTATATTCTCTTGATGTTCTAATTAAACGATAAGACGGAGTTTTTCTTACAAAATCTCTTTTTAAATGAGACTCTGATATTTTATATTTTGTTTCCTCACTGTGTTTCCTTCCAATAGGAGAAGGTGGATACCACCCATTTTTTTTCATTGATTCGCTTATTTTCTTTTTCCATTCTTCAGAAAAAGGTTTTCTTTTCTTTCCCAAATGAGATTTTCCTATTTTTTCTCTCCATTCTTTTGTTAACTTTTTACCACGACCAGCAATGCTCATTTTCATTCGCATTTCTTCTGGCATTTTTTTACCCAGCCAGCTTTTATTGTGAGCATTATGTTCACTTATCTTTCTTTTTGTTTCTTCCGAATGTTTTGTCCCTAAACGAGCTTGACGCATTTTTTCTTTTGCTTCTTCTGTGTGTTTCATATTATTTAAACAAAATATTTTCTAAATCTTCAGCATTGCCCCAATAAGGTAATTCTTTAACCGGACTACCTTCTGTATTTACTCCAGATTTAATTCTCATGCCTTCTGGTGTTTTACAATTAATAATTGGTATCTGACTTCTGAATGGCGTCCAATCTTTCCACTTATGAAATAAGGGGTGTTGTGGTTTATGACCAGGCCACCATTTCCTATCTTCTTTAAGTGACCGAGGAAACCTAGACAATAGAAACTCTCGGTTAGAGAATAATCCGCATAAAGAGAATGCCTTCTGATTAAAGATGTGTGATCCCTGCCATAGAATATACAGGTTGGTGTAGTGTCCGGCGGTCCAGTCATCACCTGGTTGAAAATCAAAGTAACCAGTAGGAGGATAAAGACAATCAGCCTCAACAGTACAGACGTATTTAGTCTTAGCTTCCAGGCAGGCGATTTGCATTTGTCGGTAGATATTATAATCAGACAGCCCCACATCCCCTACACAGATATTATGCCCGAAATCAGTCGGTTTATGGGTAACAGAGATTAAAGGAGTATCACCAATAGTCTTTATGATTCGTTCTTGAACCTTAGCCTCAAATTCTGGCTTTTCACGGTTGCTTGAGTAGTAAATAACTGTTAAATCTTTATTTGTCATCGTCATTTTCAAAACTTGGTGATGGAGATGGCGAATATGAAGGTGAGGGTGAAAAACTAGGCGATGGTGACTCTGAAACTGAACAAAAAATTTGTTCATACAGATCTGTTGTTATATTCATAACTTCTTCATCAGTCAACTTTAAATGTAATTCTTTTTTACCAAAACGAATACCCAAATCCCAATCAAAATCATCAATTTTCTTGATAAGACTTATTACTTGACCAGCTTCTGTTTTTATTTCCATGTTGGTACCTCCCCAAACTTATTAATAAGCCATTGAAAGTCATGTCGTTGTTTATGCCACATCTTTTCAGTCAACCACCTCTTAACATAATTCTCAGCTATCTCAAAGTCACTTCCACCCAACGCATAACCTCTACCCTCGGTCTTGTGCCAGTGGCAGTAGTAGGTATTCTTATTAACTTTAACTTTACCCCCACTTAACCATACCTTTAACCCTATTTCCTGAAACTCTGAAGCAAATGATCCATAGTGTTCGATGTCTTCCAACTCCAACCAATGATAATATGATTTCTTCATAAACCAACATGACCCCTGACCACTCATAACATCATCGATCATTACTTCTTTTAACTTAGGATCATTGTTCTTTTCTGTCCACACCTCACCATGAAGGTCTTTATTAAGAAACATGTAGTCTACTGGATACTTATTATCGCTTCTTTCCTCTACTTTCCAGTTCTTAACATCCAAAGCATACCGGCGAGGCACTACTACCCAATCATACTCACACGTTTTAGTTAGTATTTCATCAAATCCTGGTCCAAATATACAGTGTGCATCTGTTTTGAGGATATATTCGCCCCTTGCAATAGAAACAGCCGAATTTATGGCATTACGCATGCCTTTAGCCTGGGAAAAGTGTATATATTTGACTCTTTTATCATTAACTATGTCTGAAATAGGAGGCCAGTAGCCGTCAAGCACCGCGATTATCTCAATCTCACCAGTTGCTTTGATTAATAGATCTTGAATTGTTTGTTTTAGGTAGGGTTCATTACGTGAAGGTATGACAATAGACGTACACATAACATACATCATAACAAAATAATGTAATTAGGTCAATTAAAAATTGGGAAATGAAGGACTTGGAGAGATTGATAAACTTACTGACTTTGAAGGACTAACAGATAAAGATGGAGAAGCAGAAATACTCGCACTTGCACTAATTGAAAGTGAAACTGACTCAGATACTGATGAAGAAACCGATGGACTTGGTGAACCAGAAAGACTTACGCTAGTAGAAGGCGATAAAGAACTAGATAAGCTCACAGATAATGATGGTGAAGCACTAATTGAAACCGATGGTGTTGGTGATTTACTATGTGATGGTGATTGTGATGCGCTGGCGGACACACTTGGGGTTGCTGAAATAGATACTGATAAACTAGCTGAAACGCTAGGTGACTTAGATAATGACACTGAAGGTGTAACCGATGCTGAAACTGAAGCTGAAACGCTAGGTGACTTAGATATAGAAACACTTGGTGATAAAGAAAGAGATGTACTAGCTGAACTACTTGGAGTTGATGAGACTGAAACACTAGGGGACTTAGAAAGAGAAATACTAGGACTCTTTGAGACTGATACTGAAGGCGAAGGACTCGGACTTAAAGATGCTGAGAGTGAAGCTGATACACTTGGAGTAGCGGAAACAGGAGAAGCTCCAAGTTGTGACCAAACAGCAGTAGTAGAATCACCTGTATTAATATAAATGTTATTACCAGTCTTATCTAAATCTCGGAATAACGCACCTTGTTTAAATCCTTCATAACCTTCTGGTAAAGTATTGCCTTCTGCTTCTACAATTAAATCAGCTAATTCCCTTGCAGTCGCATCATTAGAGCCTGCATATCTTAAAACTTTATTATTAATATAAGGGGAAAGAGCAGTTAAAAAAGAAGCTTCCTGCGTAGTTCTGTTTCCAGAGCTAATAGCCTGGATCTTAGTTAACTTTGTTTGGGTATCTTTAGGCAAATTGCTAATTAGTTCAAATGTAGGCATAAATTAGTTTCAGTTTTGCCACCCTCCCCCCACTCGGCAAGGGTGGCAAAATAATGTTAAATTAAACTAAACTTTCCAATAACCTAAAGCAGCTTGATGTCGTCTTAAATCTGGAACTTTACAACCGTAGACGAACAGATCTTTATAAGCTGTTCCGAAATCACCCGGCAAATCTTCTTCCATCCTAGATTCCAAGACCTTTTCGGCAAACGTCATCCAGTTAGAATGACCGGCCAACACGTAGTATCCAGAGTCGTTATCTCCAGATAGACGGTTAGACATGTAGATCTTAAAGCCCTGCAACATGGTCACTAGACCCTTCTGAATAAGTCCTGAATAGACTTCTGGCACATGTAGTGCGACTCCAGTAGCTCTTGGGATTAAATCAACAATCCGAGGAGGCAGGATCAAGAAGCGATCAGAATCAGGTACAGTTGAATGACCATTAGCTTCGGCTTCGTCTAAAGCTAACTTCAATTTGCCAATATATTGCAAAATATTAGCTGTCGTAACCGTTACCACCGTAGCTGCTTGAATCTCAAAAGTTGAGCTTCCCGCAATTGCTCCGCCTGTATAAGCAGAATCGGCATCATCTTTATCATCTTCAATGGTAATAGACTCAGCACTAGTATAAGTTTTTACACGATACCAAGAAGTATGACCATCAGCTTTAAAAGGACGACCCTCCATAGCTTCAGTAAATGCAGTGCCAGAACCAGTCACAACTCCAGTGTCAGCGGCAACAGTCACAGTACCAGTTGTTTCACTAGTACCTACCCAGTTACCAGCTCCAACATCTGCGTACTTCCCAAAGAGGAAAGTATCCATGTTTCTAGCTCTAGCATTGGCTACCTGTTCGACAATAGTTGCGTGAGGATTCTTGATATATGACAACCATTTTGCCAATACTTTTTCTTTCCAGTAGAAAGATTTGTATTGATCGATTGTCAGGACACAGTTGTTTTCAGTCAAACTATCCGCCGTCATTGCAGTATCGGCGTATGTTTTTTCAGTCAATTTATCAAAATTTAAGAAGTTTAACTTGGAACCAACTCCATTGATTTCACCTTCATAATTACGATTTACAATCACATCAGTGAGATTGCGATCATACAGATGCTTCATTACTTTGTTTGAAAAAGCTTCTGCCAGCTTTGTACCGTATGCGGACATTTTAGCTCCTTTGCTAATTTTGTAGTTATGTGGCTACCGTTCCTAGAAAGGAGTTTGGAAGTTATAGATCTATGCTAGTAAAATAAAATATCTGAACACAAGTAGCAGTTTTAAACCTCTTCTGCAATCTTACCGGCCATTAGAAGTCTTTTGTATTCGTTGTAATCTGTTTGCTTGAGGATTGCGCCTTGTTCTACACTAATTTTATCTGACTTAGGTTTAGTCTTATCGCTAGGCCCACCCGATCCAGTTTCGAACATCTTACCTTTATTTTTAGCAGGCTTATTAGTTTGAACATCAAATAAGAAAGCCTTAACTAAATCATCAAAATCAATATTGGTTCTACTAGGCTTCTGAGTAAACAATTTGAAATCTGGTAATTTCCCTTCGAGATCAGGATATTTAGTTAAATTTGCAGGATCATCAATAAACTCATCAACCTTAACATTCCATTTATCTACATCTTCAGATTCTTTAACCACTGCATCTATGGCCTGATTACGCCAAGTATTCTTTAAATCATTCTTAGCTATCTTCTTTTGAAATTCATCTAACTCATCCCACTCTGGGTACTCTTTCTTTAAATCATCTTCAGTGGGATCTGGCACTTCGCTAGCTTTTTTAAAAGATTTAATTCGAGAATGAAGCACCTGGGCTTCTTGAGCTGACTTAGCAAACTTTTTCTTTGCATCATCTTCGACCGGTTTTACCTCTTCTTTATCTTCAACAACTTCTTCTTTTGGCTCCTCAGCCTCCTTAGTCTCCAATTCAGGCTCTTTATCCTCTGCTTCATCAACAGACGCAGCAATTTCTTTTGCTTCTGTTTTAACCTCTTCAGCCTTTTTAGATTCCGCAGCAGCCATATCATCAAGCTCAGACTGTAGCTGTTCATCCTTATCTGCTAATTCTTCGGGAGTTGGCTTAACATGAAGATTCTTTTTATCTGACATACAACCGTCCTTTCGGGTTTGGTTATTATTTTTTACCTACCATACCAGCAAGTGATCTCTCTAGGGCTTTTTTAGCCTTCTCAGGAGTCTCTAAAAACGCAGCAAGTAACATATAGTTCTTGAGTCTAGCTTTTAAAAATAAATCTTGTTTAGAATTATGCGTAGTCTCTGTTAATTCCTTTTCTACTGCTTCTTTCATCGCCGCTATATATTCTCTAACACTACCTAAACTAAACTCGCTCTTATTTAAACTATCCAGCATACTATTGAGAGTTTCTCTCTCAGCAGAGTTTAACTCTTCGTATTTTAATCCAGCTCTCTCTAGTATTTCATTAACAATTGACATAATTAAACTTGTTGCGGCTGAGGAGTCATCATTGGTTGATTGGAAGGCACGCTCTCCATCCCCGGCTGCATTCCCATCTGCGGATTAGTTAATAACATTTGCTGCCTCTGCTTTTCATATTCCATAATATCATTAATCTCATCTGGAGACAAATCTGCAAACTCAAGTAATTTTCTTTGATATACTTCAAATAGTTTTGTATTTCCTGGCATACTTGCTATAACAGCATTTAGTTTCTGTAAAGCATTCGTATCATTAGCAGTCTTTTCATCTTGGCTCCAGACTTTAACTCGATAACCTAACTTAGTTTTCCAATCTTTAGGGCCAACTTCTCTTGAATAAATATCGCTAGTATTTTTACCCTTTTTATATATTCTTACTGCATCTATTTTATCTCCAGCAGCTTCAAGTAACTTTAAAAATATTTCACCTCGTTGTTGCCAGGCAGGAGTATAAAACTTGCTCATACCCTTAACTCGTTCTTTAGCTTCGCTTAATGTTAATTCAACTTCACCTAGGGTTGTTTTTCTTTCAGTCTGCACACCTTGCTGAGTTGCAGTTGCACCCGAGGCTCTTTCGACTAATCCCATCACAAAATTCATATCATCTAAAGAATCTGAGATATCTGGAATCTCTACTCTTTTAATCATGTCATTAGGATTACCTGGAATTGGATACCAACCCCAAGGCACAGGATTAAACGTCTGAGGCATAAAGTCTACATCAGACGAGTTAAAGTAATTCATTCCAAAATTACGTAGTGTTCTATTTTCAACCTTTTGTGAGAACCAAGAATTAAGAATAATATTTGATCCTCTAACAATATCGCCTATCCCATCACTCCAAAAGTCTTGACGCTCTAAATCATCAGCCCATGACACATAAGGAAAATGATTGCGCCAATAATTATCTTCAGTTGGTCCAATTACCTTTTCAAGTGCTTTCTTCATTAAGATTACTTGGTCATCAGCCTCAATATATAAGAATAATTGTTCGTCAAGCTCATTACCCTTATCGTCTTTCTCATTCTCTCGATAAACAAAGTGCATAGAAAGCTCAACATAGGTTTCACCTAATACTGGACTATCCACGTCAGGAACTCCCATTTCCTCCATTTTTCGGTTCTTCTCAGTTGCCATCTGTTGATTATCTTTAACCTTTAAAATACCCATTGTAGTGGCGTAGAACTTCTCCAGCTTCCTAATTTCTGCCTGATCATAGTCTGGGTTATTCTTTAAAGTAGTCAAAGGCACAAAGATGTGGGTATGAATTAAATATCTAGAAGAATTAAGATCAAAAGGATCGGCGTGTCTCGAGACTAAAATATCCTCTGGGTCCTGAACAGTTTGCTTAATCTTACCGTCAATAACTTGCCATTGATCGAATGATCGACCAAATAAAAAGACCTGTCTTTTATCAACAATATCTTGCAGATCCATTTTATTTGAGCTGACCGTCCACTTCCAATATTCATTTTGGAAAACCTCAGCCTGCTTGTCGTTATCTAGGTTCTCAAAGTATAAAACAGGCATGTCATCTACATCTTTAAGTAGAGTACGAACTGTTTGTTTCATTAGGGGAACATTTACTGATTGACGTTGAGTAAGACGATTGATGGTAACTTTATCTCGATAAAGAGTATAGTTTTCCAACCAATCCATCTGTCTACGCTCGCGGTAATTGTATCCAGACTGCTTGTTTAACTGCAACATTTCCAATTCTGGATTGACTTCTGGTATGATTTCTTCCATATAAAAACACTATCAAATAAAACTAATTATAGGCAAGTTGAATTATCCAATCATTCCCGGTATGTAAGGTTTAACTCCACCCGGATCAAACACACCTTCTCTCTCAACTCGCTTTTTATACGTCATACCAAAAATCCTAAAAGCATCAGCTCCATGACTAGACCAATCATGTTTGGGATTATTTCTAAATACCTTATTCTTTTCGTCCCAATCTTTACGATAATTTTTAAGTGCCATGATACCACGCGAACACCTATCAATATCAAACCAACACTGATTGAAGATCATCCTAACAGCATTAATACCTTCATCAACATCTAGAGCAGGAGCTACCTGAAACCTAATTCCTAGCTTCTGAGCTATTTCCAATCTTGATTTACCAGTACCCAATTCTCTAACTTGGATATCATGTGGCGCGAAGTGTGTACCATATATGTATTTTTTCTCTTGTAACTTAGCTATATAAAATGCTAATCCCTCACCTGAATTTTCATAATAGTCAATAAATCTAATCTCATGCCCCATTATCTGAAAGAACCAAATAGTAGTTGAATCATCCATACCTAGATCCCAGACAGTATGAACAGGTAAACCTAATTCATAAGGTACATGAGTAATACGTTTTTCATCCTCAGCCTTTCTAACATTAGCTCCATAATACGAACCCACTACTGGACTCGTAAAAGAACACATATACTCTTGATCAAAGTATGCCTGAGCCTCTTCTTGACTTCTACCATCAGCCTCAAACCGTTTAATAATATCTATTCTAATCCGTTCTAATTCATCCCTAGTAAAAACATTAGTATCTTTTGCTGTTAAAATCTGCACAAACCATCTAGGATCATTCTTAGCATATTCATATAAAGCCCGGGCATGATTATCACCCTTTGGAGTCGTGTTAAAGATAGCAATTCCGTTATTTTCTCGTAAAATTGGCTCAACTACGTCCCATGAATAAGGATCTTGTTCAGCCCACTCAGAAAATACAATCATAGCTGGATTACCACCACGTAAAGAGTCAGGACGATCAGACCCAGCAATCTGAAATAGAGAATGATTAGCTTGCTTAGAGTCATAATCAATATTCTTAATTGGAATAGTCATTCGACTCTGGTTAGCCTGACCTGCTCGTATTTCTTCTGGTAAATGATTAATATACCTAAATCCATCAGCACCGATACCATCCCAAAGATTATCCCTACCCATGACTAAAGTCGGATAAACATACTTAACTAAACAAGGAGATTGAACTAACCTACGAGGAACTGTATCAGCAATATTAGAGCGGTCCTTACCAGCTCTTCGATGCCAAATCTGGTAAAAGAATCGTTTTTCGCTTTTACCTATTAAAGCCTTTTCTACTTCACTTAAGAAATTAATTTGATAATCTCTAGCTACAAAATTATGAGGAATAATAATGTCATACTTCATCTGGTTTAACCGTATCTTGATAACTAACAATACCCATATTAATAGGTTTACCCAATGTTCTATGATCAATGTTTTGATTATCAGCCCAACCCATATTCTTTAGAGCAAAAATAACACCAGTAGGTTGTGACTCATATACCAATCTATCTTCATAAATAGTTTCTACACGTTCTCTAGCTTCTTTTATGATGTAGAAAAACTCATCTTTTTTCTCATAGTTATAAAGAGTCTTCCGATCAATCTTTAATGCCAATGCTAATCCAGCCAAGGTCGGTCTATCCTTACCTTTACCAGTAGTAAAATAATCAAATACTAATTGTTTTAACTCAAGAGGATCTGTCCAAATTGGAGGTCTACCTTCAGGGTTTTTCTTTTCTTCTATTATGGGTGCTACTGGAGGTGTTTCTACTGGTGGAGTAATAGGATCTTCATTCATGATTCCGTCCTTTCGGGTTTGGAATTAAATACTTCTTAACATAATATAGCTTGTTTTGTTTGATCGCAAGGTTGAACGTCTAATATATCCTTTTTTTTGAAGTGAATTAAGTGCATTAATAACAGTAAAATCTTTTATTCCCCTATCTAACATTTCTAAAATAATATCTGATCTTGATATTGGATTTTTATTTTCATGCACCCAGCAACTAATAAAACACAAAATATCGTGTTGCAATTTTACCATACATATATAATACACCTTTTTATTTATTTGCCCTTATATCCATTAGCATAAGCAGCTCTACCCTGGGCTGCTGCTTTAGCTTTACTTTTGTATACTTTGCCATGAGATCCCCACTTATAGCCTCCCTTAACCTTATGAACTGGCATATATTATTCCTCTCATCAGCATAATATCATTTTAATTAAAGACTCAGTGTGTGGGGCAAGGATTTGACAAGTTGGGGTATTTCACCTCGCCATTACTTGTATAGTCACCTTGCATTTGCCTTTCTTTTCTGACGTGGCAAAAACGATTTATGCGTCTACCTATTCCGCCACCCACACATTCAATCTTCAATCCCAATCCTCACTGTTTTTAATACCTTCTATTGTACTTCTCCAATCTTCTGCTGATATGATACCAGTTCGTTTAGCACAGAACGGACATAAGTCTAAATAAACTGTTACACCTTCCAGATTTAAGTTTTTGATGGGGTAGTTTTCTATCCCACAGTCATAACAACAGTTTTTGTATCCATAAAAAGCGTAAAGAGATTTAATAGCGTTTGTTTCCATGTCGTGTTTTTCTTTACCTTGGATTTTTTGTTTATCGTGGTCTATTTTCATAATTCATTTCCTGACTCGACATAACTCTTTGAAAATCGTCAATTGCCTCTGTATCAACGTTATTCCATAAATTACTAGATAGTGCATAACCCTTACACTGTGACTCAGCAGGCGATAATCCAGCTTTAGCAAGACTATCTACATACTGTTGCCATTTTTGTTCATTAATTTGTGCCTGACTTGCCATAATTCCCCTTTCATTTAAAAACCACCTTCGATAATATCATTTAATAAAATCATAGTGTTTATTCTTTCTAAAGGACATTTGTGTCCATTAGTACAAATCAGTTGTTCGGTTTTTCCGAATACGTGTTAGTCTTCTGACAATTTCTGTTTAGACATAATTAATCCTTAAAAAAATATTTAATACATCTTGATTCCATGTTTTGTAACTCTACGCTACTCCTAGATTCACAATAATCATTGTAGTTTTCTTGATAATGTTTTTCTCTTGAGATATTATCTTGATTCAATCCCCAAACAGCAAATATTATTAAAAAAGTCAATCCAAATGAGAAAAAAATAGTTTTCATAGTGGTCATTCCTTTTGGGGTGGGGTGAGTAATTTATACTCAATATCAAAATTTTCAGAAGCTTCTTCGTCACTAATTGCCCATTCGCTCCAATCACAACCCTCAACATAAACTTTCCTGCATTTTTTGTGTTCTTCTTTAACTGCTCTAGATATTTCATCGGCAGCCCATTGTTTAATCTCACTGACCTTAGCATCATTAAAACCCTGCATTTCTAATTCTTCGTTGCTTCCCTTAAAATGAACCTTTTGAGGTTTACCTGTCTTTGAGATAATTGAAGTAATCCCAAGACCAAGTGGATCTTCGCCATCTTGAAACTTTTCATCAAACCTTTCATTTTGTTCATCAGTTAGTGTAGTGTTAGATTTGGTCATAGGTTAAAACCTTCCATTTTAGATAATTTCTACTGTAAACAATCCAAAGCACGATATTCATGGGTATTAAACCCCAACTTTTAACTAAAACAATCCAGACAAGCCATAAGAATTGATTTAGTAAACCTACTAACCACGCTGATTTATGTTTATTGCCTGCTAAAAGCATTGTGTAGGCTGTAATAGCTGATAAAAGCCAAGGCAAGTATTTAATTATCATTTCTGTCATAGGTTACTTTCCTTTGAGGGCTAAAGTTTCATTTTCAATCATTCTTCTTAACTGATTTCTTATTTTTTTATCGTAATTATTTTGCTCTGCTTGTTGAGTAGTCGGTAAACCAACATTTTCTAACTGCATTTTGGGCAGGTTTAATATCCGTTCTCGTTCTTCATCGATCACCTGCTGTCGTTGGATTTCTAAAAAGTGTAATATTCCAGCTTCCAGCATTTCATAAGCATCACCAGCGGATACGCAATCGTCATCATCAAGACCATATTCATGTCTAGCCCAATAAGTAATATTGTCTTTAAGAATTATTTTATCTTTTACTTCCTGCTCACTTGTGGGTTTAGGGGGTTGGGTCATTTATTCCTTGTTTATTGGATAATTTAATACAAACCAGTGTGTTATTCTATTCATCTCTGCATATCCTTCATCTTCTTTGCTCCACTCTGTTATAAATATTTGTTTACTCTCAATGTCCCTGTAACAAGCAACTAATTGACCAATTGATGGTTTTAGTTCGCTATATTCTATCCAGTTTATTTCGTTCCCTTTCTCTGTAGTGGGTTTAGTTGTGGTTGACATTATTTTCATTTAATTTTCATCAACTAATTTTGTTAAATCTGTTGTAAACGGCTGTTGTTTTTTAACCAAAGCATAGTGACCACCACTTATTAACTGACATTCATAGTTATCTGGTATAAAAAACATCTCTATTGGAAAACCGTCATGATTGTCATACAAAATCCCGTTTAAAGTTAATGTTTCATTTATTGCTTCTGTCATACCCTTTACCCTCCTTAGTTAATATTTTCCGCGACCACCTATACTTGCCCCCTCTGCCTTGTTAATTCTTCTAATAATACCTGTAGATCAGCTAATTTATAATGTGCTGACTCCACTGATTTCTTTTCAATATCTAAGTACCACTGCTCGCCCTTAATCTCGATCATTCTTTTCTTAAATGCCTCTGGTGTCTTATGTGCTGAGAATTTTTGATCCCAGGTGTGATGATGAACACATAGACAGACAAGGTTGGGTAAATACCATCTAAGAGTCTTGATCTTACGGGTTCTGAAGTGATGAGCATTAAGCACCCCGTTACTCTTATTACAGATCGTGCAGTAGCCTTGTTTCCGGCAGATCTGACTGACTAACGTATCTAGCTTGTTCTCTAAAGTCTTACGTGGATCACGCTTCTTCTTCTTAACTGATAAGCTAGAGGTCTGAGAGGATTTAGTATATGGCATTTATTTTTTAATATTTACTCCAATAATTAAACCAACCATAATTGACTCAACTATTAAAATTACTAATCTAAAAATAAATTCAGTTTGTGTCATCTCTACCTTTCAACTAAAATTAATTTATATTTCCAGTTCATAAGTTCACCCATTTTGATTGCTTTGTCTGTCGGAATCGCGTGTAAACTTAAACAAATTAAAATACATACAGTCTCACTGATTACTAGAACCTCTAGGATTTTCTTCATGGTATTTTTTAACTAGATACTTAATAACTAAAGACATAAAAGTAAACAAAGATCCGTATAAAATAGCTAAAAAGATAATGTTTTTTAAAAGTTGTAGAATCATTTATTCCTTTGCTCTTAACCTAATAAATAATATCTAGACCCCCAAGTCTCACCCATCTTTTCTCTACAAGATAAAATTGTATAACCCATTCTTTTCAAATCATAAATCCTAGCCGCGTATCTCCATCCCCCAGATCCTGAAAGTTCAAACCCATGAACGCCATCTTTACCGGCTTGTTTTAGTTGATAGAGAATCTTCTGGCAGTGAGACTCCTTCATGTATATCCTTTGGCAGTTAACTAGAAAGTACCTTTGATACTCTCTAGTAGGCCGCCAGGCCTACCCATTCCTAAAAAGGCACATCTTCATTAGAACCAGTTAAATTACTAGGTTTTTCGCCTTCCATGGCATTTAATACTTGATCTTCGTCTAATTCTACCCCTTCAGCATTAGAATCAAATCTTTTAGCTAACATCATTAAAGTACCAAGCACTTTATTGTCAGTTTCCAATTGCCCCGGTCGAAATACCGGAATCCACCACTTACCCTGATCATTTTGTAATTCCTTAATCTCTACGTGAACATTAAAGGCAAACATTGGATAACCTTGAGTTACAGCTACTGAAAATAAGTTATTAAGTGAATACCGAGCGCTTGAACGCAACATCATTCCAAAGATGCCCTGGGGGGTCAAATCAGTCTTATTCACCCCGATCATGGTGTACATTGGCTGCTCACCCTTTTCAGGTTTTCTCTTATCAATCCAAGTACTCTTTTTAGCAAACAGTACATAACAATCAAACTCACTAAAACTAATTCTTTTACCAGTATCAAAGAACTTACCTAATTCCGGAGTCTTGCCCTCGATATCAGTTAAAGCCTCCAAATCAGAAGATTTTTGCACTATTAATATCTGGCTAGGTCTAACATCAGCCATGTCAATATGACTCATCCCCAATCTGCTCATCGACTTCAAACTGTCTAACGCTACTAAAGCAACTTCTTTTTGCTCTTGTTCAGCTACTTCTTTAGCTTCGGTTTCAGCTTTTAATTTTTCAGCCATAGCTTTAGCTTTTTCATATCCTGTTTCGTTCATTTTTTCCTTTCAATTCTTTTATATATTCCTTAATAAGTTTATTGGCTTCTTGTTTATCTAACTTATCTAAATATTCATACCCGAGTGGATCTCCTAACTTCATTGATAAATTCCTTAAAGCAAATTTTTGTCTAGGAGTAACCGAGTATTTTTGCATCATTCCACCATTTTGTTATATCTTTTTTGTAATATCTCCAGATCATGCTCAAATACCTCGATCGCTTTTTTATCCTTAACGTTTTTATCTATAAAATATTTAGCAAATCTGACTACCTCTCCAGCAAAGTTAAATACAAGAACCTCTCTTTTTTTAGCACTTCTCCAAAGTCGTTGATAATTTGTTTTATTCATTACTAGAATCCATTCTGTGCATTTCAATTAAGTCGTGAGTGGTGTAATTAACACGCGCTACTGCTTTACCTTTGGCGTTTTGTTGTTGTTTAGCATGCGCATCTCCATCACATAATTCTTCAATTAGTTTTATTTCTCTTTTTGTCATATATTTCCTTTCTATATTTAGAATAGTTTATTCTATGGTTAATGTCAATAGGAAAACTAGGGGTAAATTACTCAAGCTAATGGTTTTTAATATGGTTTACTGTCGTTTTTATTTACTCTTTAATGAAACAATTCCTGAGCAACCATAGAAGGTAAAGATACCTTCCTTTCAAAATGAGGTAAATAAATAGGAAATTTTAAACCAATCTCAAGTGTTCTAATTTGTGCTTGAAGTGCAGGAGTAGGATTTAAGATATATTCTTTTCGTAGTAGTTCTAATTTTTCTTCTAATTCTGTCATATATTATTTATGATATCCTTGGGTTGAGGTTAAGAGAAGCCATTTGCCCCCCTATACCCCCCCAGAAAAGAGTATTTAAAACGAGTGATTACTTCAGCCGGTCAATCTTACTGACCGGGGATGACTCCCTCCATTCACTCGAAGGTACATGTCATCATTTCACGACATCCTCGGTATATCGGTCTTTAGTCGTGAGCCGGGGTGATACTCTTTAACGTCTAATCACCCACTTATGTTGCCCTAGACGAGGTTTTAACACCTATCGCCAATCCTTAATGAAACCGATAAGAGAACCACTCTCATTGCGTATGAGATCAGAGCCTGGTTAGGATAGTCGGTTAAACTAAACGCATCCCTCATAGACCGCATAAAACTAAATACTATTCGAACAGTAATAAATTATTACTTGTTTGTCTCGGTCCCATATCAGGATTGGCGATAAATGTTAAAGTGCTTTATTGGCTAGGTGTGCAGATCAACTTACCAGTGCCTGCCCATGCTGATAATTTTAATCCGCACACTTAACCAACAAAAAAACGACTGCATTACCCATCAACTACCCGGGATACACCAAGGCTAGAGAAATAACGCAGTCGTTTAAAAGTAAAGATCATAAAAAAAGACCCTCTGGAGTGGTGCTTGTGCTGTTACTCACGCAGCACCCCAAAAGGTCTTTATGTGTAACAGTATATCAAACCTCCGATAGCTATCCTATCAGCGTTTATATTAACTAACATTTTTCAATATTTTACAAGTACCAATTTACTTCTTCTTACCTTCTACTACCATGCCTTGTGACCAGATAAGAGGAATATTATCTTCTATTAGTTCGTCAACAGTTGCGTTTAATACTTGTAGATAAGAAACAGCAACACCTACAATCTCGCCTTCTTGTGGGTTTCTTTCTTCGGCATCAGTTCTGAATTGAAAATGTAACGGATATTCTTCACCTCTAAAAATGTTGGGCATATAAAAAAAGACCCCTATTTGGAGTCTTTGCTTTCTTTTTTAATTAATAACATTATTGTACCTTAGCATTTAATCCTAGATCGACTCTAATATCTGAGTCTTCCCATGCTTTTTTATATGTTAATTGAGCCATACCAAACATAGCCATAGATTTCATCGCCACAGCTTCTGAAATGGCTAAAATCGTCATATTGTCAAATAAGTTTGATTCTATAACCACTAGGATAAATCCTGTCAAAATACAGATTAAGACAGACATCCAAAATCTATTATCAGAGTCTTTAATTTTATTATTAATGGTGTCAATAATTGCTGGAAGTAAAAAGCCAATTAAATTAAGCATATTTAACCTTCGTCATTACTTAGTATTATCTTCGTACTTATGGTTTGATAATAACCCCGACCACTTCCTTGCCATTATAAGTCGTTGGCAATACTTGGTTAACGTTGCCAATTGGCTCATTAGCATTATTCAATTCATTCTTCAATCTTTTTACCTGTGCTATTAGAGTCTCAAAGTTGTTATCTTCGGACGTTTGTAATGCACCAGCTAATTCTTTCTGATAATATAGGTCTTTTTCTGCCTTTGCTGATGTAATTAGACCTTCGGTTTCTTTCTTTGGTAAATAATCTCCACTAATAAATTTAATATGACTATCAACCGCAACCTTCATTGATTCTTTATTTGACAGGTCATAACCGTTATACATGTCTGACATTGTTGACTCCCTGGGGTGAAACCACCCGGCTACTTTATCTGTTAAATAATTGTGAGATTGGATGTGTGGGAATCCTGTACCGATAAAATTGCCATATTTATCAGTGTAGCCTTGTGATGGCCAGTTAAGATCAAAAGACCGGAAAGTGATTAAATTACCGTCAATATACATACTTACGTGGCCAAACGTACCCCCCTTGAAAATAACAATATCTCCATACTCAGGTTTGTTAAAAAGTTCGTTCTTAATAAAATCAAACTTGCTCTTATCGTAGACATCGATTAAGTTGATCGCGCCTTTGACTCTAGGAAACTGGGATAATTTTAGAACTTGTTCAACATAAAACCTGAACAGATCCATACACTGATTGCCAAACGAGCCATCATAATCACATTTAGTTTGCAGTACCCAATAATCAATAAATTCTTGGAATGTCATTTACTTAACTTTCCTCTAATAAAAGAGACATCCTGACCTATTGTATATACGTTGTCGTTAAGTTTATCAAACTTAACTTCAAAATTAGCAGTATATTCTTGATGGATTTTAGATTGGGATTCAAGAGCGTCAATACGTTGTACATAAGGACTAAGTTGATTAGAAAACCAAAGAGCAAGAATCCAAAGAGCGAGAGTCGCCACCGCCATAATGATCTCCTTGAGTTGTAAAACAATGTCGAGGGTAGCTTTGAGGTGTCGTTGCATTCAGGCAGTTCGGCTGACATTTTGCTTGACAGCTTTCTTTTTAGCTAGGGCAAGCGATCTGCCAGTCTTTTTATGAGTTATTTTTAACACTTTCTTTTTCATATTATCTTTCAATCATCTGCGCGTCCCAATTACTTAAAATACCTACTTGATTTTGTAAGCGCTGATCAATCGATTTAACCATTAAAAGAGTAAAAAAACTACAAAGAGTCATGAAGATAAGTGCAACTAAGATAAGTATGTCGAGTTTCTTCTGATTCATAAGTATATTTTAGCTCTTTTATTTATTTAATAAACTAGATCATTATGTTATTTTTTAACTGGTTTATATTTATATACCTCAAGCATGGTGTTAAGTGAGTCTTCTTTGATATGGTCAAACACTTTCTTTTTGTCTTCATCGGTTAAAGATTTGTACTTTTCTGAATCAACCGCTGCCAAGGATCGTTTACGATAATAGCTCCTGAATCTCTCCATCGCCTTATCAAAAGTTGCTACATCTACCTGGGTTTTAAATTCTTTGACTCTAGTACTAGTCTTCTCTGGTCTAGTGATTGAAGGCAGGTTACCTGTTTCGTCCAGTCGTCTTAACTCAGTAATGATCTTATTATCTCGCTCAGTCTTAACCCTAGCGCCAAACAACATCACGCTGTACGCTGGCTCACCCTTAATCACTTCACCAAAGACGTCAATCTTTTCAGGTAAGGTTTGTCTAAGTCCTGGGATAGTGGCTTTAACCTTAGCTAGTGGATTCTTGTAGTCTACTTCACGCTCAGAGGCATCAAAAGCCTTGGCAATGTCATAAACAAATCCGGGAACCGTTCTAGCCCTGATGTAATCAACTGCCCCATTGATTACTGTCTCTGGTAAGTCTTTCATCTCTATTTTTCCACCAGGGGAAGTATCCTGAATGAAGGCTAGTACATCCTTATATGGATCAATGGCTGGTAGCTCCTGAATCTGGGTAAAAGCACCTGCCGCGTAATTAAACATCGATTCCTGTAAATTATCCTTATACTTTTTAGCATAAAGCATGCCGATTAATGGGGACCCTAAAAAGCCAAAATACTCAACAGATACCCATTTACCACCGATACGTAGTGAATTAGCGTTAGCGTTTTTAGTCTTTAATAATTCCTGTTCTTTCTGAGTAGTGGGGTAGAGACCAATAAAGTCGTCTTTATCAAAGAGGGATGAAATCATAAAAGCAGCCAGCATCCCAAATCCGGTCCGGTACATATCTCTAGCAACTGTCCTCATTAGAGTGGCGTCTCCGGCACGTAGACTTTCAACAGCTTGAGGTAAATTTCTAATTCCTCTTATGGCTGAAAGACCTGCTGAATCAAGAGTGATCGAGACTACATTAGCCGGGGTTTTTGTAAACGGCATGATCTGATCACCTAATCTAAAATCTCCAGTTACATCATTAAGGATCTTACGGGCTGCTAGGTTAGCTCCTGCTAGAGTACTGTCGTTAGTAAATGTTGCCAGTTGAGCATCAGCAATAGCTTGGCTTCTGACAATTCTACCCTGAACCGATGTAGGGCTTAAAGATGATGCATCTCTAAATAGGTCGGTAGCACGTTGGGACAGGGCTTTTCCGGTTAAACCCTCCTCTTTAGCTAGTCTAGTTGCCATCAGATTGGCGCTGTCTGAAAAGGCTAATGATGAGAAGAAAACGTCTGGTTTGGCTAATAACTGTTTAAAAACCAAATCCTCTGCCACCCTTCCCATAAATCTTACTGGACCCTTACCCTGCGAGTGAGTAATATCTTCTCCTAAGGTTTTTACTCCTTCGGAGATATCCTGCATTCTGGATACGTCATACTCACTTAATGAGTAGATTTTATTAATCTTCTTGATATATGCGTTGATTATCTTCCTATCTACTACGCCAGCATAATTAACATTCTGGATACGTCTCTCAAAGGCTTGGGAGATTCCCTGGATCGTATTACCAGTGATATTTATAAAAGGAGATTTAATAGATGCTAACATTACGGCCCGGCCAATAGTAGAAGTAGCAATCTTCAAATTACTGGAAGGAGTAATACTTCGTAAATAGTTGTCCATTTCATGTCTAGCTTTCCAGTATCCCTCATCTGGTAAACCAAACTCGTCAACTCCCTTAGCATATTCAGCTTGTAACTTAGTAGACAGTTCATCAAGTTTTTTAGCTTCATCGGCTGAAATAGTAGCCCCTAGCTTTTCAGCTACGGCGTCTTGTAAGAATCCTTCTCTATTTTCAGGATTAAGCAATCGATCAGTAGATAAATTGTTAATCTTATCGACCAGATTCTTATATCCACTACTTTTTTTTTCCTTAGCTGTGAAAGTGTTCTTGGCCCAAACTGCTAGGGCATTCTTTTGTTCTGAAGCCATAGCTCGCTCAAATCCGGCATTAATTCCTTTAGCGGTAGTTTCATCGGTATAGAATTTAAAAAATGATCTTCGCTCCTCTGAGGTCATCTCGTACAACTGTTTAACATTGATATCACCCTTGACGGCTGCATCTCGTAATTTTTTAGCTAGTTGTTTAGGAATACAGAATGTAGACATATTAGCAGGTTAAACTATCAATAATGCTCTGGGCTGATTCCAGCTTACTTATTACCATTTTATCAATTTTCTTTTTAGCACCTCTAGCTTGAGTCTCAATCTTGTTAGTAGCCTTGGAAATAACTTTACCAAAGATTATCTTTTGATCTTTAACTACTTTAGCCAGTCTAGCAGCCAGCACGTCTTTAATAAAGCGATCGGTAGATAAATCATTGACTAGACGCTCACTAACTATTTCCTGACCATGCCGATTCTGCATAAAGAATCGTTGTTTGACTAAATCTGCTTGTTCTTGAAATTTTCCGGCTTTCCTAGCTGATTCGGCAGCTGCAATCATTACTGCGGCTTTCGTCGTATCATTGGGCGCTGGGGCATAACCATCAATAATATTTTGAGCTAGTTGTGGATCATTATTAATAATATCAATAGATTTATTAGCAGCAGTGTCTAGGGTAATACCTTGATAGAGGATTTCTTCAGGTTTAATTTCAGAAGCCATCTGTTCACGAATGAAAGTAGCTAGTTTACTCTTGCTTTCTTTGGTTCCAGGGCGTTCTTCACCTGGCTTTTGGGGTTTGACTTCTATTCTTGTATCTTTGTTTGACTGTTGAGATTTTGCACCGCTTGTTTCAGCCGGGCCTGGGCTTTCTTTTTGAACTCCGACGAATCCTTCATAGAGGTTTTTGTCGAGTTTTCCTGAGGAGTAGGCTTCTTTAAGCCTTTCTTGAAGCTGTTTTCTGACATCATCAACATTATAATTGATATTTTTTAAACTTTCAATAGAAATAATCTTAGCATTTCCTTTACCCAGACTATTGTTAATTATACCTATATTTACTTGAGTATTATTACCATATTCTTTGACTATTTTTCTAATTGTTTCTAGTGAGCCAGTATGTGTACTAATATGTTCTTCAAGCGGAACTGTTCGGCCCATTCTCTGAGACCTCGGAACTGCACCCTCCATCATTGACTCTACTATATCCCGATAAACATAAATTATTTCAACATTTTTACCAGCCGCCAGAGCTTGATCTATTTTTTGTTTAGCTGATCCATAACTACTCAAGTTAGTATCATAAACAATTTGAGCTTTATCAGCTGTATTTTTAAACTCGGGCTGAGTATTAATGGCAGTAGTCTTTCCTGCCCCTGTACCGCCGGCCGTAAATAAAACACTATTATCCTGTCCCGGTTGTGGGGCCTGGGTTAAGGTTTCCAGATATAATTTTTTAATAAATGAGCTAGCCGGTTCATGGACTGCAGCTGATAATGTCTTATTTTTACGATAATCTTCCGATAACTCTCGAGCTTGATCGGTATTGAGTATGTGATCATTAGCTTTTATATATTCTTGTTTTAATTGTTCATAGTTTTTTATTACCTCTTCACCAAATTTGGTTTCGAGTTGTGTTTGTTCTGGAGTTAAATTTTTAGCTGGAGTATATCCTATTTTATTCTCAAGATCGGTTTGTTTTTTACTAATAATATCCTTAATCGGCATTGGACCTTCCGGCATCTCTGGTTTAACAAATTCCTGTTTGTCAACTAGTTCAACTCTTACATCCTGTTGATTCTCGGTAGGAGTAATTTTGATATTTGAATTTTGACTCTGAGCCTGGGCCACTGCTTTGACAATTGTCTTTCCGATATCGGTATTAGTTAGCTTTTCGTCACTAACCATCTGCATAGCTTCATTAGGGGTTAATTCTCTGGATAAAATAGACTCAGCTATCTGTTGTTGCTCTGGAGTTCTTTTCTCAACAGGAGTGGAAATAATAGTCTCAATCTTCTTTTCAATATCTGAAGTTACCGCACTATCTTGAGCGTTCCTACCCAGAATACCAGTTACCCCACCCACCGTTACGTCTGCTAATCCACCAGTAATCAGACTAACTAGAGAAGTATCTTTAATCTGTTCTAAATCAAATAACTTCTTATTCTGATCATAGGTCATGGCGATAGCATTACCGACCATATCTTGTAAATTCTCAGTAACGGCTTCAAGCCCACCCTGTAATCCTGCTTTGATAATTCCATTTGATATTTTACTGATAATACTCTTCTCTATCATTTTAGCTGATCCAGTATCTGAGAGAACATTAGCTATGGGTGCAAAATCTAGAGCGCCGATAACCGTACCACCTATTTGAGCTAGTGGTAAAGCTTGGGAGTCACTTAATCCATATTCGCGAGCTGTTCCATAAACCTCACTTGCTCCCCAACTAAAAGAGGTCGATAGACCCACTGTGGTGGCTAAAACAGGATTTTTAGTTACGATACTAGTAGCAGCAGTCAACCCTAACGAAGTAGCCATTACCGGTAAATTAAACGCTACTAATTCACTGATTCGTTGTAATCCGGTAGAAGGTTTTTTAGTAGCTTCATATTCCTGACGTGCTTTGGTTGATTCCTGATATCCCTGCTCACGTAGTTTTTGACCTGTTTCTAATACTTTTTGTTCGCCTATTTTTTTTACCTCTGCTAATTTGGGTTGTTTTTCTAATACTTCTCGTTGAGTTTTACGAGACTGGACTGATGGACCAACACCGGGAAGAACACTAGCAACAGCCTCTACTACTTTATGCTTAGTGAAAAAATCATTAATTGAATTATTTTGTTTAATAATTGAGCTTAGAATAACTCCGCCACCAGTTTTTAATTGTCCTGGGACCGTCTTAGTCCCTCCCACAAAAGCCTTGCCAACTTCCTTAATATCAAAACCCTTAATGTTATCTACCACCCGACTAATAATATTTTTCTTTTCAGCCACTTTAACGGGTTCGGAAATTTGAACTTGATTAGTAGTTTGGGAAACTTGTTTGGGGGTAGCAATTATTTGTTGACGTCGTTTTTCAAAACTAGTATCAACATATCCACCAGATGGGGCTGATACTGTACTAGTAGATTTAGTACCGCCAGTTACTGCGTTTCGTCTAGCTTCAAAGGCTGGATCGATGTATGACATAAGATCCCTCCTTAAAATCCAGAATAAGCACTACTCTTTGGCAGACTAACCCCATACTTTGCTAATTCTTCGGAAGACTCTTTAGCCGGACCATTTGGACTGTTAGCGTTATACATATAAATAATGTCGTTAGGATCAAGAATACCACTATAAATCTTATAGATATCTTTTACTCCAATTCCTGTTTCAATATCTTCTCTCAATGAACTTTTGTAGTAAGCTAATTTTTCTGATTCACTAGTAGCACTACCCTGCTCCTTATTGCCAATTGAACCTAGACTACTTTGTTTAATAATTTCACCAGTATCTTGATTAATCACGGTTGCAGTTACCACGCCAGCGTCATTAGTCGAAGTAATTACTTGAGTTTTAACGTCTTTTTGTTTAGCAGTATTTACAGCAGCTAAAATCATATCGCTACTAATGCCAGTGGTTCTAGTTAAATTAGCAATATCCTCACCAGTTGCTCCACTCAATGCTCCCATACTTAATAAAGTATTTAATCTTTCCAAACCTTGCCTAGCCACCTCTGAATTAATATCAAATTGTTTTGTCTGTAAGTTAAGTTGAGTTTCAATATCGGCTTTTTTAGTAGCGATATCGCCTCGTAAATTGGCGGTTCGCTCATCGAATAATTTAGTTAGTTTAGCTTCCCGACCAACTCTAGTGGCTTCTGATAGCCAAGGATTATCATTAATTTTACCCTTGGCATCAATAAACTCCTTTTCTTTTTGTGACATTTCTTCTTCCAATGTCTTAATTCCAGAAGAAGTTTGTAAATCTGTATATATTTGGTTTAAATTAAGAGTAGGTGTACTAGTAGGAACAACATTTGTTGCCCCTGTCGT